CTTATCAAGCCGCTACTGAATTTCTCGGAACCTGGAGATTTCTACATGTTGTATGTCTTCAAGCGCAAGAAGGACCAACCTATAGGTGAACGCGACAACCACCAATCAGTAAGAACCATTCAAACATACTGCATCGAAAGCGTGGAGCACCTGGAAAAAAGGTACGAGGAAATCAAGCTTCTCTGCGAAACCTTTAAGGCTCGCGCCTACATCCACGTTGCTAAGCAGAATCATCACGAGGTTTCATTGAACATGTTAGCTGATTTGGCAATCCGCATCAAGAACGGCAGTCACAATCAAAAAGGTCTCTTTGAGTCTGTTGTAGGTCAAATCAAAACGCTGGAAAAACGTTGGATTGTTGATATTGATACCAAGGACGTTGCTGAACTTGCAAGTATCTCACTTTCAATCGCTCTATGTAAGCCAGACGACCCCGAGAAGATTATTTCTTACATACCAACCAAGAACGGGTTTCACCTCATCACCAAGAGATTTGATGTTCTGCAATTCAAAAAGCAGCACCCGGGCATTGATGTCCAGAAGAAAAATCCAACTCTACTCTACTACCCAGATAGCCTAGAAGAACTTTTTAACAAATAGTGTATATAAACCCCAAATCATAAATTTAAAGAATGAAAAACATGTACAAAAATCCAAGCCTAGCAACGACGGCTCTTTCCGTGGTTCTTCTTGGTTTCGCCACCTACTTCTTTGGCGAATACGTAATTAGCCGCCCAATGGACGGTATTGCACAACTTGCTCTCTTTGCGCTATACGCAGGATTGCTAATCATTGTAGGAAACATTGTGGTAGCTTACGTAAAGAATTTCAACCTATCTGTTACCAAGATTGAGGATGAGGTGGAAATAGAAATCATTGTTGAAGATGAGAAGCCGGTTACCGAGGAAAGAGTGGTTTCTGAAGGTACAATTTCTGAGGAGCGTCCAGTATCTGAGCCAGTTAAAAAGCCAAGGAGAAGACCGGCTGCCAAGAAAACTGAAGTTGCTCCAGCAGCTGAAAAGCCTAAAGCGGTTAAGAAGCCAGCCGCTAAAAAACCAGCACCTAAGAAGGCCGAGGCTAAACCAGTAGCTGAAAAACCAAAAGCTCCACGTAAGCCAAGGGTTAAAAAGGAAAAAGAAATCAAGCCTGAAAAATAGGCATTTTGTTAATAACTTTCGGCCCAGAGATTTTTTTCTTTGGGCTTTTTTAGTTAATTTTAACTAACAATTTAATTTAATAACTTAAAACACAAAAAATGATTAGTGTAATTTTATTCGTAGTTGGCCTAGTGGCTGGTGGTTTTACCATCTTTAAAAACATCGCTAAGCGTAGTAATGCAGATTACAGCGACAAAGCAACACGCGCCCAGGCGTCATCTGGAATTATCAAGGGAGTCGGTATCATCGTTGCATGTTTGATACTATCCTTCATTCAGCCCTTTGCTATTGAACGTATCGACACAGGGCACAAAGGTCTGAAAGTAAACTTAACGGGAAGCGCCCGCGGTGTATCAGACTATCAATACAAAACAGGATGGGTGTTCTATAATACCTGGACTGAGCAGGTCAAAGAGTTTCCTACGTACCAGCAACACATTGAATATGATGAGCAAATAGTAATTACAAAGGGTGGATTCTCGGCAAAGATTAAGCCATCATTTAACTATTCGCTTGTAGAACCTGCAATTGGCGATATGTTTGTTAACCTTCGTTTAGATATTAAGGAAATAGAGCAAGGGTGGCTAAAAAATGCTATTGTATCTTCGGTTAATGACGTGGCCAATCGCTGGGAAGTGGATGCCATCTTTAATCAACGCGAGCAATTTGAATCGGCTATCATCGCAGAATGCAATAAACGCGTGAGTAAATGGTTTACAGTTTCGCAGCTGCGTACAAATATCATACCACCACAGTCATTACAGTCTGCTATTGAAGGGAAAACCAAAGCCGTTCAGGAAGCCCAGGCTGCAATGCAGAGAAAACTGGTTGCTGAAGCTGAGGCTCAAGAAAAGATTGCTATTGCTAAAGGTGATTCCGCTAAGGCAATCATCGATGCTCAAGCGTTAGCCTTATCAATGAAAATCAAGCAACGAGAACTTACTCCGCTCTATGTTGATTACATCAAATGGTCTAATTGGGATGGTAAATTACCTTCAACAATTGCGGGTAACTCTGGAACACTGTTAAACATTAAGTAATGGCGCAGGATGTACAGTTAGCTGTCCAGTCCGAACTGCAACGTCAGGACGTCAAATGGGGAGTGCAGAACCACAACGCGGTAGAATGGATAGCCATCCTCGGAGAAGAGTTTGGTGAAGCTGCAAAGGAAGCAGTGGAATTTCACTATGGCCGTAAAGGTTCTGAGGACCTCATTGAGGAACTGATACAGGTAGCCGCTACTGCAATACAGGCTGCGCAAAGTCTACAGAGGCAAAAATGTTAATAACTAAAGGCCCAAAGATTTTATTCTTTGGGTTCTTTTGGTTATTTTTATACATAAATTAAAGGTAACTATGGAAAGCAAATTCAAAATCAAAGACAACCGCACAGTAGGTCAAAGGCTCAAGGACTTTGGCGCGAGCATGCTCTTTTGGAGAAGCCGCAAAAAAGGTATGATTACAACAATGAATGTTCGTTGGGATGATATCCGCGCAGTCTTTTTTCCAAGAAACTTTTACGAAAAGTACCGCTACTTGGGAGCTATTCCATACAATGACTGTGGAGACCTCTTTGAAGCCATGGAGCCGCTAATCATTCTCATGGACTACAAGGCCAAACCAAAATGGTGTCCAAGATGGTTTTTGCGGTTTTTACAACTCTTTGGCTCAGACAATTCTGTTATTCGCGTTCGTAACTTTAGGCTACACAATCTACTAAAGAGGCTAACTAAAGGCATCTTTATGTACGACTACAAAACCAAGTGGGAATGGTACGACCTACGCATTAGCGTTTCCGGAGATAAGCAAATCCAGGAATTGGCCGATGATATTGAATATAGCTTTTACCGCCGAGGAGAGCGCAAAGAACTAAAAGAAGCAATTTTAAGGTTAAACCCAGCTAGAGTAAAAAATATCTGGGGCACAACAGAGAATTTGCGTGAAGAATTAAACAAATTAGAAGAAGCACAAGAAAATGGCACACTTAAGAAGGACTAGCGATAGAGCCGGGGATTCCGGTTCTCGCAGCGAGGCAATCGCATGGAATGAAAATGGATCGTTCAAAGAAATTGTAGGACGCAGACCTGCAATCGGATGTTCAATGTTGGTAGGCAGTGTAACTGCTCGTTCCTACTCAAGGCAAGATTACTGGTTGACTACACCAGTAACAGAAATCTTGGAAGAAATCACAAATGAGGACTGTGATTATGTAAAGTTTAGCACTGGTAATTCCATCTACGAGTGGTGGGAAGGAGAATACCCAAAAGAAGAACTATGATTTGGTTTACAAGCGACACACATTATCACCACAAAAATCTGGTGCGTGGCGTATCCCGTTGGGAGAACAAAGGTGGTTGCAGAGATTTTGATACTCTGCAAGAGATGGATGAACTCTTGGTGCATAACATTAATGCGGTGGTGCAACCTGATGATGTGCTCTTTCACTTAGGGGATTTTGCCTTCAAAGGGGCTGAATACATTTACGCTTTTCGTAACCAGATTCAGTGTAAGAATGTTCACCTGATACTGGGAAACCATGATACGGACATTCACAGCAACCCAGAAATACAGGCAGCATTCTCCTCGGTAGATTTTTACCGAGAAATTGATATCAATGGTCAAAAAATTGTACTAAGCCACTACCCATTTCGTACCTGGAACAGAGGGCATTACGGAAGTTGGATGTTACACGGTCATTGTCATGGAAACCTAGAGCATCAAATACCAGCTAGTCTGTTAAAGAGCCTTATTGCCAATAGCAAATGGGACATCATTCGGCAGTTAGCTAATAACGAGGAGGTGCCAGGCTACTGTCCAAATGGAAAGACTTTGGACGTAGGCGTTGATACTCATCCAGAGTTTCGTCCATACTCTTTTCATGAGGTTCGTGAGATTATGGAGAAAAAAACATATCAAAAGGTAGATAGCCACGGATAAATAAAAGAAAGCTCCATGCTCAAGTACTCACAGTGGCTTACCCTTAATGAGGGTGGGTGGACTTCCAAGAAAACACAGGCAACCAAGATTACTCCATTAATTCTTAAAAAGGCTGATGCCTTTGTTGTGAAGCTGATTAAAGATTTTAATACTTGGCTAGCAAAAGAGCACGGAGAGGTTGCTGAGCTGAAGGCTATTAGACCTGTAGGTTCTGGCATCTACTACGAGAAAGATTTACAAGAGGCACCAGAAAAAGTTTACGGAGACATTGATTACCTTATCGAGTATCCCGTCTTTGCTGATGCAGTAGATTCACGCAAAGCAGAAACTGAGGCAGTGCGCTGGTACAACCGGGAGCTCTTTCGTTTTTTTGAGGCAACTAAATACACAGGAGTAATAATTGAAGATTCCAAAGGCGCTGAAGGCGGAGCTGCCGTACTTATTGTTGAGGTGGAGAAAGACATCTACGTTCAAGTAGACATGGTAATAACTCACGCGGCGTACCGTGAATGGGCGCTGGACCGTTTTACACCAATTCATAACATCAAAGGTTTTGTTTCCGGGAATTTATACTCTTCAATGGCAGATGCTTTAATGATTAGTATGGGAGACCGTGGAGCACGAGCCAAACTGCAAAACGGTGCCTTAGTTCCTTTCAAAATGCGCAAGGATGTAGAAGAAATTGCTATTTCACTTAACTTCAAAACGCTTTTTGCAGATATCATAAACTTCTTTGCTGGGCTTAAAGGAACACAGCCTTCTAGAGTAGCTGTTCCAGGTATAGATACCGGAGCCTTGTCATTAGGGGCAATTGCGCATGGAATTTCTGCACTGGCTGATGCGCTAGAACGCGATGGTTTTTTAGACGGAAAAACTATTGCATTTCGTGACGCTAAAAGTATGAAAGCCTCTATTGCCGACGCGTATTCACAGCGTATGGCCGAGTTGCGAGCAGATAAAAAGTTTGATAAAGCTGAAGACCCTATGGCCCTTGCGGCAAAGGAAAAAATCTTCAAAGTATCGTCCGAGGCTGAGCGTGAAGTTCGGGCAATCTTACAGTAAAACTTTTGTCCACTTCTGGTATATAACTACCAAAAATAATCAAATGAACGGTATTGAAATCTTTGGCTACTGCGCATCCGCATTGGTAGTCCTTTCCATGACAATGAAAGACATTTGGATGCTACGGTTCCTAAACAGCATTGCTTGTGGCGCATTTGTAGTCTATGGCATACTAATAGGTTCATACCCTGTAGTGATTATGAACGCAATAGTCATAGGAATTAACGTCTATAAAATGTACCAGGATGGCAAAAAGTAAGAAGGGGTATAAACCCGCACATTACACAACACACGAGGAGGATAAAGAACTTGCCAAACAGGCAATGGAAGGCA